GACTGTTTGGCGTAATTATGCTACAAGCAAGCTTGAGCCTGATTTCAAAACACTAGATCCTTGCCGAAGAGTAGAGTTTCACGACCAACTAAATCAAGTATTAGGTAGCGAAAGACGTACTAGGAATATCTCCCATAGAATCTTTAAACAAGACATGCAGGACATTGCTCACAGCCGAGTTGTTCTTGCTGACGTTAGGAGAGATAGTGGAAGAGGTACGGGAACCGCTATGGAACTTATGTATGCACATATAGAGCACAAGATTATTATCTTATATGCAAATGAAGGAGACTTTCCACATCCTTTTTTGTATTCTATTGCTACAGAAGTATATTATGATTTAGATGATGCAATCGAGGCAGTTAAGGAATATTATTAATGAATATATTTTATTTGTCAAGAGACCCTGAAGAGGCAGCTAGAGTTCAACATAATAAACATGTTGTTAAAATGATATTGGAGTCTGCACAGATGCTTTCTACTTGTCATAGAGAGTTCGGAGATGATCGAGAAATTCTTTATAAAAGAACTCATGTAAATCATCCGTCAGCTGTGTGGGTTCGACAAAGCTCCCAACACTATCATTGGCTATGGAGGCATATGATGGCATTAGGTGAAGAATATACTCGGAGATATGGAAAAAACCACTTAACAATCAAGAAGTTAGGAAGAGTTTTATTTTCTCCTCCTGTTGATTTACAAAATAACGGTTTTACAGACCCACCTCAATGTATGCCTGAAGAGTACCAGAGAGAGGATACTGTAGATGCCTATCAGTGTTATTATGAGTTTAAACGAGAAATGTTGAATGCTAAAACTAAGAAACAGTAAAGTAATTCATAAGACATGGGTTCCTCTAATGAGTACCCCAACTTATGTTGAAGGTTTGGAAAATAATGCAATTGGCTATGTAAATGATGGCGTGTGGTATGTTAGGTTTACTAACTCTTACGGCAACTCAGAAGCATACGCTGGTGGCACTTATAAACAGTATGGAAACTGGATGATTGCTACAGGAGAAGCCTACGGTTATGAAGAGTTTCCACAAGGCCGACCTGTTGCTGGATTTATTAGAATAGTACCATCAAAACAAAAACTTAAACTAAGTATACCTGCTTCCAAGCGAGAATACTTACAAATTGAAGTTGAATACGAGGAAATAGATTCTTATGCCCTACATAAGTAGTAGAGACCGATACAAATTTTCAGAAGTAACAGAGGCTATCCTTGATAGCAATATAGATAATGGTGGTGAGCTTCAATACCTAATTTCTGAGCTAATTGCTCAATTTATGGCAGACAAACCACACCGCTATAAAACGATGAACGAAGTAATGGGCGCACTAAACGGTGCTAATCTAGAATATTACAGGGTAGTAGTGGCTCCCTATGAAGACAAAGCAATAGCCAAAAATGGAACTGTAGAAGGCTACAATCAACCTCGAGGAGAGTAATTATGGAACGTAATCAAGACGAAGTTTTTAATGCAATTGGATCTTTATTGGGACTTAGTGAGGACGATACACCGATGACTAGAGACTTTGAAAGTACAGTGGGCAGACCCCCACGACACCCTTATGAGGTAGCAGACTTTGAATCGGAAGAAGATATAGATACTCTTATTGAAGCTGCTGTATCTGCTGTAAAAGAAGAGAAAGATCACGTTAACCCTAAACACTACTATATAATCCCACCAGAAGCTTTTGAAAAGCATCCAGAGGGTTTACAATATCAACATTTAATGTTTTATCTTCTAGAAGGTCACGAACCTCGAGTAGCAAACTTGTTAGCGCAAGTATTCAAATATTTAATGCGAGCAGGTAAGAAAGATGAGATTCGACAGGAGCTAAGGAAGTCTAAGTGGTATTTAGATCATACTCTTGAAGAAGTTCTTGACCAAGTAATTGACTTTTACAACGACTAAGGAATATTGTATTATGTACCCTACTATGATGAATATTGACCGAGGCAAAAATGTTCTTACATCAATACGGATAATTCGAGATGTTAAATCTTGTTTTAATAAAGAAGAAGTTATTGTTGCAGGTGGAGCCGCCCGTGATGATTTTCTACAAAAAGAAGTAAGAGACTTTGATATTTATATGGCAAGACCTGAAGCTGTTGATATAGATATGGTAAAAATGTTTTTAGAGAATGAGGAGTGGGCTTGTAATGTTAGGTCTATTAAACCTCAAATCTCTGATGAGTTTTTATCTTATAACGACACATTAATTGAAGATGTTTTTGCTTTTGATCATAAGTATGAAAACAAGCCTTGTGAACTTATTGTGTTGCAACCTCATCTAAATCCAATAAATTATGTACAAGAAGCTTTTGTTTGTAATCTGTCTAAGATCTGGATAGAAGACGACATTCATAATCCTAGGTTTCATGTAGATTTTGTAGATGCAGTTATGCACAAGAAACTAAAGTTTTATTGGGGATATCATACTGATGTTAACTTGGAGTATGTTAAAAAGATAGCTAACAAATACCCTGAGTATGAATTAGACGAGGATACTTTAGACTTGTTTCACCAAGAATGGACTAGAGAGGTTTTATGGAAGTAATCAAAAGAAGAAAACTAGTATGGGATTTAGAAGCTAACGGTCTTCTTAAAGGTAATAAAAGATCTGAGCCTGTAAGCAAGGTTTGGATGATAGCAGCTATAGACATTGAAACACAAGAAGAGTTTTTCTTTTGTAATTATGTAGATGACTGTCCAGACCTTTTAGAATTTAAAGAGTTGTTTGACAACGCCAAAGAGTTAATTGGACATAACATTATTCAATATGACTTTCCAGTGTTAAGTAAGATATTGGATTGGCAACCTAAGCCAAATACAGTAATTAAAGATACTTTGCTTATGTCTCAAGTATTAGACTATAGTAGGTTTGGAGGTAAACATAACTTAGCAGTATGGGGCGAGTATCTAGGAGTTCCTAAACCAGAACACGAGGACTGGTTAAACTTTAGTTTAGATATGGTTCACCGCTGTAAACAAGATGTTAAGATTAATGAAAAGGTTTATAGATTGCTAATGCAAGAAATGAGTGACACTCTAGGCCAAATGAAAAATCCTGAGTACTTAAAGAAGAGTATGCGAGTTGAACATGACTTAGCTATATTTCAAGCAGAAGCAACTCAGAGCGGATGGGCATTTAATGTCGCTAAGGCTAAACAGTTAGAGTTTGAAATGGAATGCGAGTTAGCAAGAGTTAAGGCTATAGTCGAACCTAAAATGAATAAGCGCTTAAAAGTAATAGATAAGGAGCCTAGAAAACCTAAATACAGAAAAAATGGAACTTACATGGCTGCAACAGTGTCTCACTTTCCAGACATTGAATGTGAAGATGCTTTAACCACACAACCTATTCTTGGTGAATTCCAACGTATTAAATATCTAGATCCCGACTTAGGTTCTATCGATTATTTAAAAGAGTACTTGTATAGTATTGGTTGGGAACCTCTTGACTGGAACTGGGAACGAGTAATCAACGAATCAGGAAAGTCAGAGTTTAGAAAGAAGTCACCTAAGATATGTGATGAATCTCTTAAAGCACTAGGCTCAGATGGTGAAGCAGTATTAACCTTCTTAACTACTCGTTCGAGACTTGGCATTTTACAAGGATGGCTTGCTAATGTAGACGACGATGGACAATTACGAGGTGATATGTTTACTATAGCGACCCCTACTGGTCGTGCTAGACATAAAATTATTGTAAATGTTCCAAGCCCAAAGGCAGCATGGGGCGAGCAAATGAGAGCATTGTTTGGTTGTCCCAAAGGCTACAAAGTTGTTGGCGCAGACTCTTCAGGTAATCAATTCCGGGCTTTGTGCCATTATATCAAAGATGATGAATTCACTAACGAAGTAATTAACGGAGATGTACATCAAAAGAATGCAGACATTTTAGGTTGTCCGCGACATACTGCAAAACCTTGGATCTATGCCTTTTTATTTGGTGCTGGCCTTGAAAAGCTAGGTCTTATCCTTACTGGTAAACGAGACAAGAAAGCAGGTTCTGAGTCTAGAGCTAAGTTTGCAGCAGCTATTCCGGGTTTTAAGAAGCTTATCGATACTCTTAATGAAATCGTATATAGCTCTGAAGCACGGGACATGAGAGCAAGCATTCCTGCCCTTGATGGTCGTAGGATTTATTTAGATTCTGGCCATAAAGCTCTTAACTATCTTCTTCAATCTGCTGAAGGTATTACTTGTAAAGCAGCGGTGTCCTATATGATGACTAAGTTTAAGAAAGAAAATATTGATGCTAAAGCACTTATATTTTATCATGACGAAGTCCAATGGTCTGTAAGAGAGGATCAAGCAGAGCGAGCAGCAGAGATTGCAGCAGAAGCGTTTAGAGAAGCTCCTAAGTGGTATGGCGTAACTTGTATGGACGGTGAGGCTATGATAGGAGATAACTGGTATGAAACCCACTGACGTATTAAAGTTTGAAATCAAACCTGTAAATGAGTCACATATAAGCTTAAAATCTCATTTGAAGTTTAGTGAGTATAATATAATGCAACTAGACCATGGAGAACAAGTAGAGCAAGAGTTAGACTGGGTAAACGGTTTGATAGTAGTCTCTTATCCAATAGAGGAGGCCATGTTTGGTCTTCTTGATGGTACCTTAGTAGGTAGAAAGGATTACTTTCACACTACACAATTACCTCCTAGTGTTACGTGGGAGTATAATAGGTTTAACTTAGGATGGGAAGATTACGTATTAATCAAAGGAGATCTAAGCAGAAAACCGCATTTAACTCAAGAACGTTTACTTAATTTACATGAAAGATATAAGGATGGTGAGATAGGAGATGATTGTATTACGTTTATAAACTACTTAGAAAATAACTTTGGAGCTGTTATTATAGACAGACAAGTATCTATAAATTGTGATTGTGAAATTAGGAGATGCGAATGATTGAAGAAGGTGTAGCAGTATATACCTTAGACTGGGCAGAAGTAGATGGAGAAAGCTATCATTGTGTAATAGAAAAGCCGTATACAAAGAAAGGTTATTTCGCTATTGACTCTCAAATAAAACATTTAAAATCTTTAAAGTCTTTAGAATCATGGTTTATTGTTGATAAGAAGACTAATGCATTGTTAGGAAATAGCGGTAGTGCTCCTAGAAGCCAACTAGCAAAGGTGTTATATGACCGATACAAAAACTATGCTAAAGTGGCTAGAGTGCTAGAGGTTCATCCTACGACTGTTAGAAATTGGATTAAAGATGAAAGCAATAATTAACAACCCCACTGCTATGGGATTGTTTGATGAATTAGTACCTCCCGGCTCCGTAGGGGAAGTAATAAAAACTAAATTAACGCCAAGTAAAGAAATACTTTACCACATGGTTAAACTAGAAAAGCTTGATAAGCTATACATTATGGTAGTTAAACACGCTTTAGATGAAAAATACGTAGAATTAAGGAATGATGAAAATGAATAATAAAATTGCAAGTTACAGCACCCCTTCAGCTATCTGGACTTTAGATCGTAAGAATAAGATTGTGACTCTTACGTTTAAGTCAACTGGAAAGCAGATCAATTACTATCCCGGTAACTCAAACTATGATCGTCGATTTAAAACGATTCTCCTTCGTGATGCTGTTTGATCACTCTATAGACCCAAATTAATAGGGCTATAGGAGAATTAAATGACACTATTAATAGTAGACGGAGATCCTTTATTATTTCGATCTGCCTATAATCAACGTTCTGTTGAGGCAGCGTATGAAAAATATGAAGAAGTCCTAGAGGATATCGAAAACGAAGTATTTTGTGATGATACACAAATTGCAGTATATGGCGACAATAACTTTCGTTTAAGTTTTGACCCCGAGTATAAAAATACACCGGGGCGTAAAAAGTCTAAGGCTAATAACCCTTTTTACTTTGAACTTAGATCATTGCTTATTGAAGAAGGCAAGGTTACACCTGCTACCGGAATGGAAGCTGATGATCTTGTTAGGATATGGGCAGAGGAAGCTAGAGCTAAAAATCAACAATTTGTAGTATGTTCTGTAGATAAAGATTTACAGTGTATTCCGGGACACCACTATTTAATTCATCGAGGTGAGTTAATCTTTGTGGAAGAAGAACAAGCAGACATACACTATTGGACACAGATACTTACAGGTGACTCTGTAGATAATATTAAAGGTCTAAAAGGAATCGGCCCAGTTAAGGCAGGTAGGATTCTTGAAGGAGCTTCTACCAGTTTTGAAAGAAAACAAAGGGTTATAAATGCTTACTATGAAAGGTATGGAGATGAATGGCGCAAAGAGATAATGCATACAGGTACACTCATTCATATTATGAGAACCAAAGATGATATGTTTGCTTTAAGGCCCACTGATGCTCCCGAATGTGGAGAGGAAAACAGTGAGTAAATTTGTAGCCAAAAAGGAGTACATTAAGCATGATTTAGGTCACTGGAATTATACGGGAGTGAACGTAGATATTTCTAAACATTTTGGCTTTTGTTATTTAGTTATAAATAAGACTAAAAATAAATGCTATATTGGAAAGAAACAATTCTGGACTTATAAAAAGAACACTCATATTAAAACTGGAAAATCATTCTGGAGAGCGTACCAGACGTCCTCTCAGCATGTAATAGCAGATAGTAAAGAGGGTGATGAACTGGAATACTACATATTAGGTTGTTTTAAAACTAGAGCTTGGTGTAATTATACTGAGGCTTGGTTACAAATGGCTTTATGTACTATTACAGACAGAGATACTTGGGGTGAAAGACGTTGGTATAACAACCAAGTCGCACCAATACGGTTTATACCTAAACATGACGAGTCACAACATGAAATTATGGAAAAATGTTTCAAACGTGCTCAAAAATTAATAAAGAAAATAAGGGAAAGAGATGTCATTAACTAAAATATTTGTATATTCAATGGGTGTGTTTTTATTCTCAGTGTGGGCTTACACTATGGCTATTATCGGTTTTAATTTATTTGGTGATTATGCATTCACTAATAAAGACTATTTTGCGCTTGGTATTAGCTTTTCATTAATGCTATCACAAGTACTATCACCTGCAGTAGCTAGTTTAAGAAATGAAAAACAGTAGTACTAAAAGTCGTTTCGTAGGGCACGGGCCATGCGATAAATGCGGAAGTAGTGATGCGGTAGGTATCTATGAAGAAGGCCCATCCACCTGCTTTTCGTGTGGCACTGTACATAAAAACTATCAGGAGAATAAAGTAGTGGCAGAAGTTCACAGCATAGAAGAGTCTCCTTTTGAAAAAGAGTCTAAATTAGAAGAAATTAAAAATTACTCTGTGAGAGGTTTTAAAGAAAGAAATATTCCTAAAACTGTAAATGATTATTACAATGTAAAAGTAGAGGTAAACCCTGACGGTGAAATTACTCATCACTATTACCCCTATGGCACTGATGATATTTCAGGTTACAAAGTTAGAAGTTTGCCTAAAAGCTTCAAATCTGTAGGAAAAATAAAAGGCTTGTTCGGTCAATCTTTGTTTAACGGCGGTAAACGTTTAGTTATAACAGAGGGTGAAATTGATGCTCTCTCGGTTGCAATGGCTTATTACACGAAATATAATCGTTTCTATCCGGTAGTATCCTTGCCTAGCGCTACTGGCATAAAACAGTTACTAGCTCAACGCGATTGGGTTCGTAGGTTTGATGAAGTAGTGCTGATGCTTGATAATGATGAAGCAGGTCAAACTGCAACTCAAGAAGCTTGCAGAATTATCGGCATAGATAAAGTAAAAATAGCTAAGTTAAAAGAGAAAGATCCGAATGAGACATTATTAGCTCAGGGTAGTAATGTTCTAATACAAGCTATATGGGATGCTCAACCGTGGTCTCCTGCTGGTATTCTTCAAGGTGAAGAGCTATGGGAAAAGTATAAGGAACGTAAAAATACAGAGTCTATACCCTACCCTGATTGCCTGAAAGGAGTCAATGAGTTAACCAAGGGTGTTAGATTTGGAGAAGTAGACTTGTTTACTTCAGGTACAGGTTCCGGTAAATCAACTATGATTAAGGAAATTATATTAAATTTTGTTCAGACGACTGAAGACATGGTAGGTATGATTTCTCTAGAAGAGTCACCCGGTGACACTGTTGAAAAGTTTATTCAAATGCAATTAAGAGTAAACTTACAAGAAGAAAAAGTATCTGAGGAAGAAGAAAGAGAAGCATTTGAAACAGTCTTTAAAGATAACAGAGTTAAGATTCTGGATCATCAAGGTTCTGTTGCAGATGGTACTTTAATGGACAAGATTGAAATGTTATGTTTAATGGGTTGTAAATACTTAGTATTAGACCACCTAACAATTGCAGTATCAGAAGTAGAATCTAATGATGCTAATGCAGCAGTTGATAAGGTAATGTCAGATCTATTAAAGACAGCTAAGAAGCATAATGTTTGGGTCGGTGTTATTTCTCATCTTCGTAAGACAGGTCAGGGTTCAAAGTCATTTGAAGAGGGTAGATTACCTTCTATGGATGATATTAAAGGATCTGGTTCTGTTAAACAAATTAGCTTTCAGATTATAGCATTTGCTCGTAATTTAACGGCTAAGTCTTTATCAGAACGAAATACAATTAAAGTAAGGGTTTTAAAGTCTCGTTTCACTGGTAAAACAGGTGATGCAGGAGGAGCATTGTATGATCATAATACAGGCAGATTGTCTTATATTGATCATGCTTTTGAACCCGAATTAACATAATAAGGTATACATATGTCAAAAGTAGTAGAAAACACAGTATTACTGAAAAAAGTCTTAGAAGGTTTAGCAGCTATTTTAGAACAAGATGGAAATGAAGATCCGGGTAATATCCGTGTTTATGAAAGGCTTAAAGAGTTTTATGCTGAAGAAGCTGGAGAAGAGTTTGACGAAAACCTGATAGAAAAGAAAGTTGCAGGTGAGGTCACTTCTGTTGAACTGTGGAATTTGTTAGATCACTGGAAATATGCTATCTCTTGGGAAACTCTTGCTGAAACCGACTATAATCTTTACCAAGACATGCTGTTAACAGTAAATGCTGTAAAAGCAGGAGCTACTATAATTCAGGCTAGCGAAGAAGTGAAAAGCGAAG